TAATGTTTGTGCCTAGTGTGGCACTGTTACCTGACAGCAGTTCATTGTCCATGATACCAGTAAGTGATACACCCAACAGTCTTTCTTCCTCTGTGTTTTTCTTCCAGATGTTACGCAGATACTTGAAGTCTGTCAGTGTTGACTGGAATGTACCCAAGATTGTAGCCAAGCCTACTTTAGTAGCTAGTGTCTTTTCTGTATCACCAGCACGTGCTACTACCTCTGACAGATTACAGAACTGGTATGGGCGTAGGATTATCTCACTGCAAGGGTTGCAACCGAAGTCATGGTCAGCATCACGTCTTCCATTCTTAGCGGCCTGTACTTGTGCTGACTTACGGTTGAAGATACCACGTTCACCTGACTTACTCTCGTACAGTGACACCCATTCACGCATGAATGTACCCATCTCAGGCTTGCCCTTGTACGCTACAGAGTTGTTAGCCAACGCACGTTGCCCTTCATTCTCCCACCACATACCTGACTTAGCATGTGCCATCTGGTCATCATTAAGATTAGACAATGAAATCAATGCACTACGGCGTACACCACCGACTACAACAACCTCACCAATCTTACACATAATGTCGTGACATTCAATAGGGAACAGCTTACGACCTGCCGCACCCCTAAACTTGTCAATGACGAACTGAAATAGTTCTTCCAATGGCTCTGGGCCTGATGCTCTACCACCGAATGTCTTTAGTCTTTCACCTGCGGCACGTACTTGTGACACGTCCCACTTAGGTACTTGACCAGCATACAGCATAGCAATCAATTCACGTAGTGACTTAGCCCATCCGGGTCTGCTATCACCCACCTTGATTACTGTATCTGTAAGGTGCATGTCTTCATTAACTGTAGGCATCTTCTCAATGTTATGTCTCTCCACAGAGAAGCCTACACCTGTGCCACACATTAGGATGTACATAGTCTCATCAAATGCTCTAGGGCTATCCACAGGGACGTATGAGCAGTTGTATGCCCCTACGTGGCAACGGTCTAGTGCAGGGCCAGATGTCATCAAGGCTCTCATGCTAGGCATGATGTCTTGGTTCAGTACAGCTTGCTCTAGTTCACTGCGTAGGCCATCATCCAATACATAATTGCAGGTAGAGTACAGGTGATTCTTCATGTAATCAAAGTATCGTTCTACTGTCTCACCCCATGTCTCACGGCGTTGTTCATCTTCTTTCCATCGTGCATACCGTGATAGCGCGATAAAGTTTTGATAATCTGTTGGTAGATAATTGTTCATTCTTTACTCTCCATAACTGCTCTAATTGATTTTACTGTAACACCTTCTATGTCGTGTATCAAGTCTAAAAACGCATCTTCTAACTCTTCGTCTACTCTACCGTCTGATGGTATAGGATATTCTTCTTCATCAATATCTAGTGATACAAACATTTTAACTCTCATCACTAGCCACCACATCTTCTAGAAGAGTGTTGAGATACCACTGTGCTTTCTGCAAGTCTTCTAGTGGCCTTCCCTTGTAGTCAAATCGCCACATATACTTCATAACATTTCCTTGCAGGTAGTACTTAAAGTTTGGACCTAGTGCGGCCTGTATTGCAGAGATGCATTCTATTCCAGATTGATTATAATGAGATGGGCTGTTGACCATATCAACATTACCGTAGGCTTCTTTACCTGCTTGCTCTAATGCATCTGGTTGTATCGCCGCTTGTTTCATATACTCTTCATGTCTCATTATGCTTTCCCTTTCGTGCGACTGTTGAAAGATAACTTTACCACATTATCTCCTATATTTTCAACTGTGTGATTTTCTATAGCATCATCGTCTGAATCTGAAGTCTCAACAATAAAATCTTCTATTTGTTTTATTACTTCTGGATTCTCTTCCATGAAGGCTACGGAACAAGCAACTATTTCTGCAAGATTCTGCAGATGAAGAAAACTTTCTTTGTCTAGAGGACTAGACTTATCATAAGTAATACTAACTTCCAATCCACCTGTCCAACAAAAATCTTCATCTAAGTCTGGTTTCAACTGTATATTGAATGAAGCATGGTCTAATTGTAATGACATTTTTTATCTCCTTTTTACTTTTGTACCCATAAACTTTATAAAGCTGGGGTGGTTGTTTTTACCTTTTTCCTTTAGCCAATCTTCAGGAATAATGCGGTCATAGTATAAGAAACCATACTTTATACACCACTCAGCATAGCTACTCTTTGCTCCCTTACGTAACTTTGACCTACTATTAGTGAAAACAAAACGTATGTCAAGTTTAGGATGTTGTTTTTTTATGGTAATATGCTTACGCCTGTCTGCCGTAAGAAACCTACCTTTTGTTTCAATTATTATTCCATTACTCAAAATGAAATCTGGGGTGTATGTGCGGTAGGCTAGGTCTTCCCACTCAATCTTGATTGATTCATACTCATAAGGTTCATTATGCTCCTCAAGGTATGTGGAAAGTTTATGTTCTAGCCCACTGCGATACCCATGTTTTCTAGCTTGCTTGTTCGGCATTGTATTCAATGTACTGTACCATTTTAGGAAACTTAGCTTTTGACTTAGCTTGTGGATGTTCTTGAAGATTAGTCCAACAAGTATTCTTGAAATCACAGAACGTGCAATGCTTATTTAACACTTTATTTCCTGTGGGTACTTTTCTAAATGTTTCCTCTTCTGGCTCAAAACAACGCACAAACTCATCTTTATCAACAGTCTTCACTGTCTCTTGTATTTTATTTATTTCTTTGTCTATGTCAATATCTTCAGCAGGTACATATTTAAACTTACCATTAGCTTTATTTACTACCCACCAGCCACCAGCAGGTTTACCTGTTGCTTTAGCATAGCCAGCCAGTTGTCCAATATACCCAAAGCCATCACCAGAAGCAAGGGTATCATATGACTCAAACTTGTTACGATAAGACCAATCCGATGCTGACTTGATGTCATCAACCGCACCGTCCATAATAATATCATATGTTCCATTAATCTTTGTACCATCCTCAAGTTTAAGTACAACACTTTCTGCATCACCATATTCAACTCCAGCTTCATCTAATAGACCCTTGAAGATAGCTTCAACTATATCTCCAAGCATCATGTTCATTACAAAGTTACTAGACTTAGGTTGCGCTGTCTCTGGCTTGTGCTTTTCAAACCATAGTTGGCAAGTTGGTCTTCCAACATTAGACATACGCAACCTAAACTCTCGCTTCTCTCTTCCACCAAACTGCCGCCGTAGTGCGTCCATGATGTCAGAGCCTATCTTCTGAATTACTTCTTCGGATATTGTGGATTTTCCATTAGCTGCATCAGCCATGTACCTATGTAGTTTCATTTCGGCAGGATGGTTCATTTCTATTCTCCTTCTTCAAGTTCAATGTCAATGAAGTCTTCTACTATATCTACATCTTCTTCAGGCATTTCTTCCTGACGTTTAGTGTTTTTTATATCCCACTCTTTACAGATGTAGTCATTGTTGTTTTTAACCCAATCCAAGAAATTAGATAGAGTATCGTCATCTTCCGTAGTGTGTTCATACGTTATGCCCATATCTACCTTACACACGGGAGTATAGTAACTGCTGTTATTATCCATCTCGTGCTGTGTAGAATCCGTAAAGTTAATAGCATGATTAAATGGCAAACGCTGATGCCTGACAAATGTACCCATACATTCACCAATACTCTTGAAAGCATCTTTGTTATCAATCTCCCATATAAAAGGAGCATCAAACTCATCTACTGGCTTACCTTTTTCATCTACAGGATTTTCCATAGACACAATACCAAACAAAACTCTTACACGCTTGACTTGACGAATCAGGTCTTGCATATCTGTAGGTAACGCTTGGAAGTCCTCAATGTACCCAGATGGCTTACCACAGTTAAACCTACCAGTATTATCTTTAAGGTCTTTCTTTAAGCTATCTGACAAGATTGTGCGCTGAAACTCACCCTTCTTTTCATTAGGCTTGGGATTTTTATTAGGTATATAACGCTTCAACATAAACCTCTGCATGAAAGGCCGAATACTAATTGTTTTGCTAAATACATATTTAGATAAACTACCTTCAATAACTTCTAAACGGAATACTCCCCCGTCAATTACTTCTACGTTCTTTAGCTTACCATTTATTTCGGCCTGACCCATAGTAGGGTAATGCCATAGACGCAAACGATTAAGGGTATTTACTTTACCCCCTGTATTTGCATCGTCAGTAATACCAACCATCTGCGCTATAGCGTCATAGTTGCCACTACTCAATACTGTTAAGTCATTCATTCTTTCTACTCCTTTCAGATTAAGATTCATAGTTATATCAGCTTACATCCTTAGTGTCAAGCCAATTATTTCCGATTTTTGCCTCTAAAAGCAAAGGCACATTTAAGTCAATCCTAAATGTGTTATTCACAATAGTAGTCAAGTCATTGTTTACCTTTTCAATAAGATTGACAACCTCACGTTCTTCGTCTGGATGTATATCAATCACAATTGAATCATGCACTGTGTTAACAATACAGCTTTGCATATTACACAATAATTTATCAATATGCAATAGGGTAAGTGGAACAATATCTGCTGTAGCAAATCCCTGCACAGGGTAATTCTTTATTTGTGTAAAGTAACTTACTGTACCATTAGTTTTTCTAACTACATTAGGAAATGAATATTGTCTTCCTGATGGTGCAGTTATTTTGTTAGTTGTTATAGCTTCTTTAGCCAGTCTGGAATGCCAAGAGGCAATTCCTTTGTATTTTTCTGTAAAGTGCTTGTAGTAAGACGCTTCTGCTGGCGTTCTTCCATATCCTGTTGCTCCGTATAGTGGAGCAAACGTATGCGCTTTTGCATCCTGCCTACTCGTAGGCTGACCAGCATCACTAATAACTTTAGCGGTATATGCGTGTACATCAAATCCAGTAGATACTTCTTCAATTGCAACTCCATCTTGTGATAAAAATGCAGCAGCCCTAAACTCAAGCTGTGCAAAGTCTGCTTCCATAATTTTGCCACTTTCCCACCGTGATATAAACACTTTCTTGACAGGGAAAGTGCCACCTCTAGGCATGTTCTGCATATTAGGGTCAGCCCCACTAAACCTACCAGTGGCAGTGCGGTGCTGTAGCAAGCGAACATGCAACTTGCCATCTTTTTTAGTATAATTCTCAATGCCATCAACGAATGATGACAGGTATGTATCTAAAGCACTAAGACGTTTTACTTTATGTAAGAAACTTTTAGCATCTTCCATACCTCTTTGTCTAGCAAATCCCTCTAGTACTTCTAGATTAGTCTTGCTTGTCGTAAATCCATGTGCGCTTATCCACTTTGCGTCAGGTGCAGAGAAGCGTAATCCAGCCAGTTCTTTTGTATTCATAAATAAGAAACCTACGCCATTACAATCCTGACACTTAGAAGGCTTTGACCAATTACTGCCATCCACCTTCTTTTTATAATATGTGCCACGACCATAACAGTTGGGGCATTGTTTTGCCCTCGTTTTGTAGACAGGCTCTGAATGTGTTGCTACCATCTCTTTGTATGCTGTCTTGCTCATGTACCTATCAAAGTTGTTCTGCCACATAGATTTGTCAATAGGTTTTCTGCTGTAGATAACTTGAGACAGTTGCTCTGGACTATTTAAATTAACAGGTGTGTCTCCCATTATCTGTGTAATCTGACGCTGTAGACTGTCAATAAGTTGACGTTTCTCATGCTCAAATTCTTGACGCACACTATTAAGTGCAGACAAATCAACTTTGAATCCTCTTTGATATATACGTGACAGACATACTGCTACTTTATTTGTAAGTATGACTGTTTCCATAAGACCCGAATCTTCTTCTGTATTAAGACGATAATATAACTTATCAGATAACTGTTGTGTGGCTAATAAGTCAGCACTTAGGTATTCTGATAACTCATCGTGCGGTATATCCTTAGTAGTATAACCTTTTTTAAAATACTCTTTTAATGTGTCTTGCTTCTTTGTATCTAGATCATAACGGATAGCACACAGTTCTAATGAAAGGGGTTCTTTCTGTCCACGCTGTAGAACATACTCTGCCAGCATAGTGTCAAACACAGGGCCATCATATGTGAAGCCTGATTCCCATAGCCATAGCAAGTCGTGTGCCGCATTGTGCATGATGAGAACTGTAGCGGCATCTAGAAACTCCTGTACCAATACGTGTCCATACTCATCAGCCTCTACTTCACTGTGATCAAAGGTAACGATACGCTCTACTCCTTGATCTGTAAGCATACCCACCATAGTCAATGAGTTCTCTGGCTCAAAGGGGTCAAGGTGTAGTTTACCATTCCTAGTAACAGTGGTGTTCTCTACATCAAGTGTTAGTTTCATTTAACTTCTCCTTATGATTTTGTAAATATTTAACTGCATTACTAGTAGTTGCTAAGTCATCTCTAAACCCACCAAGACCGTCATTACAATGTTTACATATATAACCACGAAATGTGTTCGTATCATGGCAGTGATCCAGTACCCACGTTCCTAATAGTTTCTGTCCATATTTATTTACCTCATCAATAGTACGCTGACATATTGGACACCGATAACTAGCTTCCTGTGGATAAGGATTAGTCTTACGTAAGTAAGCAATAACTTGCCTGTGTCCTTTTTGACAAGAGCGACATGTTCTTTTTATCTCTGCCTCTCCTGTTTTTGTATAGGACATCTGTTGGAAGTTAGTAATAGGCTGTCTAATATCACACTTGATACAGACAAGACCATCCTCACATACCTTTTCAATATCTTCTAAAAATAAATCTAGTTGGTTCATGCTGTATATCTTCCTGTACGATAATCTAATTCACAGGTCACTACCCCATGCCAACCTGACAACTTATTCTTCACGACATTAATGTGACGTTGCAAGTCTTCTACATTAGGATCATCTTCCTGCTTCATTGGATTCTTAGCGATAAGTAACATAAGGTCTGCCTCTGCCGCTTTACCTGTTCTACTTCCTTCCATCATGCTCTGATTAAGCAACACCTTACCCTCTGCCTCTGCAGATAACTGTGACATGTAGAATACAGCACAGTCATACTGTTTGGCAATCATTCGGGCATGGATGGCATTAGCCTTTAGAGCCTCATCAGGACGGGCAAAGCCAGCAGACCTAGCAAACTTATCTCCCATGTCCAGAAGAACTACATCGGGCTTGTAAGTCTTACAAACAGATTCTACCCAAGACATGTCCCTGCCTGTTGCATCTTTGATTTTGATACGCTCCTTGACAGGGGCATATAAGTCACGTGCCTTGGCTGGATTACTCTTAATCTGCTTCATCGTCATTCCAGTTGCGGCAGTAAGGTAACGTGCGCCAACACGATGACTTCCTTCTTCATTACATAATATAATGCAGTTAGCACCCTGTGATGCTAGACCCTGTGGAGATGCGATGAGGCTGGCATGAAACGATGTCTTGCCAGTGTTGGGACGTGCGCCAATCTCAATCAAGTGACCAGCATTGATACCCTCAACCTGACGACCTAATGTTGGTATATTGAATGTCCAACGTGCCTCAAGATCATTCTTGGCAAGCAGTGTGTCAATGTCCATATCATCCCACTCTACATTTAGATCAGGCAGAAAGTTATCATTGTATTGTTCAAGTAGTGTACGCAATGCCTCTAGGCTATTCTGTGTACCATTTACATACTGAAAACCTAACTCTGCAATGTCTGTACCTACTACATCCTGAAACAATTTAGATAAAACATCCTGTGCCACATCACTGCCCAGTGGATGCTCTTTCTTTATCTGACTAAACAGATGCTGAAAAGACTGCTTCTGTGCAGTGGTCATAGTTGGATTGTCTGATAAGAACAATGCCTCAATCTCCTCTGGCACGACCGACCGACCATACTTGTCCATTGCATTGTCAATGGCTTTCTTGATTTTACGGTTGTCTGTGCCAAACAGACGATCAGGACACTTGGCTCCACGATGATTGTCGTAGAACTCCTTATCCATTAAACTTCTTAGTATTGATAACTCCATTTGGTTTTCTCCTATATATCTTGGAAGGCAAGAAGCCGTTCCATGTCATCGGGGTTTTGATATTTAATATCATCATTAAGGCGTAGCACCTTAACGTCATTCACGTATCCACTTAACTCTTTTTTAAACTGTAGTGTCTTTAATAAGGCATCGGGGTCTAACGCCATAATAGCTGTTGAGAACTGCGCTAGATACCTTTTATGCGATTCAGACAAAGAAGTGCCTAGTATCGCAACCCCGACAAAAGAACCGTACTCACCAACAACGGCTGCACTAACACAGTCCTCAACAACAACTGCGACTTTACCACAACCATACGTATATGGCAAGCCACTATTTCCATATCTTTTCCATTTAGGTAATCTCTTGCCTAATGCACGACCTGCACCATCTACTGCCAAACCCTCATGTATCACAGGAAACACAACTCTGTCTTCCTTTACATCGTACATAAGACCTAATGCTTCAGCATCAATGTCCCACCTAGCACACCATCTGTTCATGTGCGTACCACCACTACGATTGACTACATAACTTGGCATTTCAAATGTCCCAAGTTGGGACGCTTCTTGATCACCATACATCTTACGTAAATCATCAGCAGTAACTTTAGCACGGGTATTACCACTCACACTACAAGAAGCCTTGTAACAATTCCACAATAGTTTACCCATATTATTTGTAGCAGTAAATGTTTTGTAAGAATTACAAACAGGACAATTAATCCTACGAGATTCACCAAAAGGTATATCTAAATCTTCTACATAACTTTTAATATCCATTATTATTCTCCTCATATATATATATTATATATAGGTCTGTTTGGCAATCACGATGTTTAAATATCATGTTTTTTACGAGTAGTCAAGGCTAAATCTGCACTAGCGAAAGTATTTTTCATGTAAGGCTTAACTGACTGTGGGTTAGCATGTCCTGTAACCGACATAATATTGCCCATAGACACCCCAGCCTCAACCATTTCTGTAGTACCTGTACGCCTTAAGTCTGATAGGCGCAAACTATTTGGTAATCCTGCCTCACTCATTATTCTACGTGCAACCTTTGGTAGTCTGTGTAATGAATAAGGACGATAAATACCCTTGATAGGCTCTGTCATGGGGGCAACATACTCTTGAAAGCCAAAGTCTTCTTTTTGTTCAATAAGCATATCATTTAATTGTTGCTCAATAGGCAAAAATACTTCGGCCTTACGTTTTGATTGTTTAATGTGTACACGACATGTATTTAAATCTAGGCTGTCCCATGTAAGCATACGCATGTCCCCTAGACGCTGACACCATTCGTAGGCCATCTGAGCAATAATACCTACGTTACGTGTGCTAAAATCGCCGTAGGACGTGTCTAGAAAGGTTTGTACCTGCTCCCTACTCCAGACAGTGCTACGGACGCTCACAGGGCGTTTTTTGACGGATATAAATGGGTTCACTAATATCATTTCCATGTGCATACCGTGATTAAATAAAATACGTGCTGTGGACAACACATGATTAGCAAGATGAATACCACGATCACACCACTGATTGTATCCCAGCTTCGCCATACGGGAAGATACTTTATCACAGTATCTGTCCCGAATAGCTTTGCCTTCAACTACAGTATCTAGCATGATGTTAATATGATACTTATATGATTTCTTAGTTTCATCTCTTAATACATTGAAATCATATGAAGAATAGTAATCATCTACTACGTTTTGTAGTTTGTACTTCATTATGCGGCAATCAGTTGTTGGAATTGCGGTGTGCTAGTCCACTTAGATACATCATGCTCACGCTTCCACATTGTTTCTGCTTCCGTGTCATTACCTGTATTCTTTACAGCGAAACCATTGTACTCATTTTGGTGACTTGCATAGTTAGTAAATGCTGAATACAAAGCCCAGACATTTTGTCCCCTAACGGCAGTCTCTTGGTTGTATAAGCTGTACATTTTTTTGGCTCTGCTGGAAGACATGATAGTTTCCAACATATCTTTTACATTAGAAGCTACCAAGTATGTCTCTGCCCATCTTTGATATTGATCTGCAGACGCATTAAAGTCAGACATTGTTTCTTTTAACTCATCAATAAAGTTATCAAGATCAAAGTTAGAAGAGTTTTTCTTCTTAACCTTATTGTACTCACCAGTAATCATCCCATTGGTACAGAAAAAGTCAATTGAACCAAAGTAAACCTGATTAGAACAACTCCCATCAATTCCATGCAAAGCGATCAAGCGAGGTGCAATGGTAGTTGAATGTTTGTCTGACTCAATCTTGCGTGTTACATTAGGCATAACCATGTCCATCATAACCCACGCATTGTTACGTGCAGTTTTGAAGTTAATGTTCATGCTGTCACAAAATTCATGTCCTAGATGATCAGAAATGGCATTATGTGTTTTAGTAAAATAAGCACCATGAGAATTTTTAGGAAAACCCCTGCCTACTATGCCAAGGTACTCGCCTGTATTACCATTTATTACGTATTTAGACTTATTAAATTTAGTAGGCTCAAACTCCACAGGAAAGTTAATGTTCTCTGGAAGTATGTCTTCTGCTGTAAAATCTAAAGGCATTTTTTATTCTCCTTTTTATGTCCCAAGTTGGGACGGTTGATACCCTTGAAGGGCAAGTGATACTCTGTTATATAGATAAATAAACCTAAAGTCAAGCCCTTAATCCCATCTGTAAAAGATATGATCATTGATCCTGACTGTCATTGTTTTAGTCTTAGCCCACTCAGGTGTTACATAGTGAGCATGATAATGTGTTGCACCTTCAACAAAGTCATCCAAGTTACCATGATACACACCATGTGCAATCATCATAGCCTTGGTATAAGCCTTTGTATTTTTTGGCTTATCAGACTTGCCATCACAGTACCAGCTAAACTGACACCTATTACGAACAGGGAAGTCAGGCTTCCATGAGTATGTAGGTGACTGCTTTACCACCTCACATACTGTGTTGGGATACCTTTTATCACGCACCCTGTTCATCACCACTTGGGCTACCGCAACCTGCCCCAAAAAGGGCTGGTCACGTGCCTCATGGTATGTGTTAAGTGCTAGGCATACAAGTGCGGCTTCAATCACAACTGTCCAGCCTTTCTAGTACAGCCATCCATACATTCAGTTCTTCATTGAAGTATGGTGGCTTCACCAGCCTAGTCATGTAACCCAATGGGTTATACATATCCATGTAGTCCTCTACTCTACCTTCCAGCAGGTCAGGTGAACTAGCTATGATTCTGTGTTCTCGCATAGTGTTACTCATTTGTGTCATCCTCATCTAATATCCAATCAGCATAGTGCATACTACGCCCTTGTGCATCCTGCTTGGGTACAAACTTAAAGATGCGGTGCAAGT